TACCCTCACCGACTTCTTCTGCTCCCTTTGCAACTTTACTTGCGCCCTTAGAGAATTTTCCTTTGACCTTCGATGCAACATTCTTTACTGCACCAAGCCCGCCTTTGAGCATTTGAACGACACGAAGCCCTTCAAATCCACTAAGGATCATGTCCATGATGCCCATGCCGCCTTCTTTCTCGGCATTCTTCTTCACCATGTTCTTGACTAGATCTTCAGCGCCGTCACCCTTTCCTTTATCTTTGGTATCACGTTGTGCAGCGTCATTTGCCAAATGAGCTTGTTCCAACTGAAGCTCCATGATCTTGCTCATTTTTTGGAGTTCAGTCAGTTGGCTTTGACTCAGTTTACGTAGATCAAGCAAAGGATTGATGCGGTTGTTTCGATTCCTGAAACTGAAGACATCCAACTTCTTACTCTCATCCTCTTCGGTCTTCTTCATTCCTTTGAGAAGTGTAGTCTCATTATCCGGCCCAGGCACACGCTCTGGTGCTATTTCGTGATGGAGCTTTGTTTCTGAATCTTCTTCTTCATCTTCACGGGTAGCCAATGCTGCTTTACCTTGAGCAATAGGCTCTTCTTGCACACGTTCAGGTGAGCGTGGCATTTCTGTAAGATTGTTCAGCTTACGATCACCCTTGCTCTGGTATTCACTAAGGCGGTTCTCGGCTTCTTCCTGTTCAACTTTCAGACTCTCGATGTACTCAAGCATTTTGGCACATCTTGCAAGTTGGTCTTCTATCTGTTTTACCTTATTCTTTGACTGCTGCATCTCGCCGCCGCCATTCAACGGATCATCATCTTCTTCTGCGGTGGTGCCAGAATTCTTCATGAAACTTTCTTTCATGCCTAATTCAGTTTTGGCTACATCTAACTTCTTCGTGAGTCTTTCATGCTCGGCACGCTTTCCTTGTTCATAGCCTTGATCGTACTTCTCACGTGTGAAGTTTCCGTGTTCGTGTCTTTTACTTTGTCTATGAAGATCGTCAGCAGTCTTTTGAATGTCATCCGGTACGCCGCCGTCGTCACCACCTTCATTGTTAGCCACACGCTCTGCACGCCGGTCTGCATAATCTCCGATGTTGTGTACTTGCGCCGGTCCACGATTCGGTTGTTGCTGTTCTTGTGGTGTAGGTTGTGCAGTCGTTGGTTGTGTAGCTTGTGGTTGCGGCTGTTGCTGTTGTTGCGGTGGTTGTTGTCCCTGCTGCCCCTGTTGTCCCTGATAAAAACTATCTGGTCGTGGGAGATGCTGTTTGATGTCTCCAATTTTCAACTGATCGGACTTTACCTTCTGCTGCTTTTGGCGACGATGGCGAATCATCTCCATCACACCTTTGGTCATCAATCCAACCATCGATGAGTCACTAAACATACCAGTAATGATGCTGGCTGCGTTGATGTTTTCTCGGTCTAAGAAGTTGCCAATCTTGCCAAGCGTTGTGCCACGCTTCTTTGCTTCGTTAGCCAATTCACCTTGAAGTTTGGCCGTTGCAGCAGTGAGTAGAGAGTTTTCTTTTCCAACTGTTGTGGCACGGATTGACTCTTGAACATCTGACAATCTTTTTTGTGCTGCTTGGAGTTCTTTGAAATTGAACTTATGATACTCTTCCGTAAGTTCATCAAGATCGTCGGCAATATCCTTTCCCTTATCGGAATAGACACCACCGCCACCCGCATTTGGTTGCTGCCGTGGCTGTCGTGGTTGTGCTGGTTGTCTTGGTGGCTTTGGAGGTTTTGGCGGCGGTGGAGTCGATCCGCCAGCCGGGGATTTTGGTGGAGTCGATCCTGAAGACGGAGCTTGTGGCGGCGTCTTCGGAGTTTGTGATTTAACAGCATCACTTACGATGTCCTCAATATCTGGTTTTACAGATTTGACAGCTTCAGAAACAGCGTCATTGATTTCATCCCGAAGACTTTTATTGAAATCTTGTGTTCCGCCTGGAGTTTGAGATGGTCCCTGAGACGACTTAATTGCATCACTTACGATACTTTCAATCTCTGGCTTTACGGATTTTACAGCTTCGGTAACTGAAGTCTTGATCTCATCTTTCAGACGCTTCCCAAGATCGTTGAGCAAGCCTTCCTTGTCTACCAAGGCCATCTTGCTCACATCAACTTGATTGAGGTCTATTCCGTTTTTGGTTTTCTTCGGGTCCATTTACTTACTCGTTGAGAAGTTGCGGCTTTGGTTGTTCCACGGGCGCTGGTACCGGCATTGCTGCTACCACTTCCATTGCCTTTTTTTGTTGTTCAGCAGCTACCACTTTCGGTTGCTGTTCTATAGCTTGCTGCTGGCTGTGCATTACATCAGAAACAGGAGCGCCGGAATGTCTGAAATTCATAAAGGTCTTCAGTGCATCACGAATCCATTCCCACATCCATCCTGGAAACTCTCGTAATCCCGGCAATTTTTCGGGCATCGTGATGACAATAGCAGACAACAAAAGCCCCAAAACAATCTCGTTGCTTTTGATCCACGCCATGATATCACTGAATTGGCTAGGTTGTACAGACATACCTTCCCTCCATAGAAAGGTATTTAGTCATGTTATTGCACTACTTACGTTTGGCGTTCTCAGCGGAGATACGTTCGTTTTCGGCTTCGATATATTCGGTAATGAGCTTGAGGTAAGCGTCCCTCTCCCACGGAATCATAGACTCGATCTCAGTCAGAGTATATTTGTGGTGAAATGTCAAACTAAAGTTCACCATGAACATACTAGGGAGTGAATTGTGACTGAGCGCTATCCGAAAAAACTTGGCAGTCCTTCAATGTGGATCTGTTCTTTGTAGTCGCACTGTGGGCAATGAAATTCAAAGTCATGCGCCAGCTTCGGCATCGTCTCAAAGAACACTTGTAGGCTGACGAACTGCGCCTGTGTCAATTTTTCCACCCACTCTTGAATTTCTTTAGGTGTAAAATTGCTGTAAACCGACTCTTCGTCAAACACAGATTCAATACACATAGCAAGACTTTGAATGTTATCAGAGACAGTTTCTCGCTCCTTTCCCAACAAAGTTTTTGCCATCTTGTAATTCGGGTAACGCATGTTGACGCCCAACGTTGGAGTCAAGAAAATTTGTCTCTTGTGCTCATCGTTGAATTGAACCTTCACGTCATCTACATTGATTTTAACCCGGACCATGACATCGCAAGAGCCAACGACCGTCTCGCCTTTTTTGAAACTCTCGATTGCCTGTGCCTTTTCTTCACGACTGTTCCAAGCATGACGCTCCACATCATCCGGCGACAACGGAATGAGGTTGTGACAGCGATAGGTAAGTTCGACAATTTCATTGACAGAACGTGCCCGTAATTGTAGAAAGATGTACTCAAGGTCGAAGTTGGCAAGGGTGTCGATTTTTAGTGGAGTTACAGCGCACGCAGAGATTACTTGTACGATTGCATCAAGCATATTTTTCTCATCGGAACTCTCCAAAGCGATGAGCAAAATTTTCTCTTCTTTCACGAGGAATGGTCTGAATGTGACTGATTTTCCTGTCGATGGGATAGTGATCTCGTAATGAGGCACCATCTTTTCTAAATTTGGTAGTGGCATATGACTGTATGTAGTCACGAATTACTCAGATGGCGGTGTTTCTGGCTTATCCGCTGGCGGCGGTGTCGGATGAATACTGATGCCTTGCTGGAATGTTGCTTTCGTGCCACGTAACGGTGTGCCGGTCGAAGATCCCTTGCCGGTGTATGGAATAGCGAACTTATACGAGAATGTGACCTGGACTTTTTGGATGGTGTTGTTCATGTCGTAGCCGACTTCCTGCTCCTGTATGGACACCGGAAATGCGTCTACCAATTTCGTCCAATAGTTCTGATCGCTCACCGCAATGTTGCCACCGGGAATGTATTGAATGAGAATGATATCGACCGCATACTCATCTTTGTAATTGAAGTTGTTGGTTACAGGGTCCATTACCATGAACATCCAGGCATCGAAGAAATAGCGTTCCCACATCCCGGCGCTACACATGAATGACATAGTAATATCTTGGTATTCGGGCATGTGAGGAATCTTGAAAGACGGCCCGTAATGGCGAACCGTCTCAAGTTGAAATTGGTATCCAGGCAGTTGCGTATGATCGCAAAGCGCAGAAAGTTCTACCGCTGTGGTGGTTCCTGTATCTCCACCGTAGTAGTCATACATCCAGTCCATTGAAATTCCGCTGGTTGCGCTATTTGCCTGTATCAAGTTGTAAATCTTACTTGAGTTTGCTCCGAGAGTTGCTGATGGAATAACGACTTGGTACCTGTTCTGAACTGCCAGCCCACCACCAGCAGACAAGTTGGCAATGAAATCATTCAACATGCTTGCGCCGCTGTTGGCACTTGTTACTCTAGCATGTTCCTCGCCTCCACTGACATCTGCAAGATTAGCTTCTGCTGCTTCGATGTCGGCGTCTCGTGCTCTATTGATTGCCATTTATCTCACCTTCACCTTTTTCAGTTGCCGAATTTTCTTCTTACTTGCCATCCATACAGTTTCCTTCTTTTCTTTCTGGAACTGCTCTACCGGCAGGAACAATGCAATTTCCCAATCGACCGGCTGAACCGTCAAGAGTTGACTCTTCGTATACTCGGCTAAGTACCTTTTGATACAAGGTCTTACTTCGGGAAATTGCGCTACATTTTTCAGCAACGCATACGACAATCTTAGCTTCGTAATCTTGTCTAATGATTTATCATTCGCAAATTTGAGTAACTTGTCAAATAAGCGCATCCGTATGGTCCGATCAAGGTAGTGTAAGTTGAGACCAAGCCAGCCATCGTTGTACAATTCGATCACGAAGATGAGTGGAAACTTGTCCCAATATGGCAATTTCTTCTTCGTTTTTGCGTCATAGAAGAACATGAACATCTTGCCGATGAATGCTTCCGCTGCGGTCTGTCCTTCGGTCAAGAATTTCTGCCGGTCCACTCTCTTCAGACTGGAAACTTCATCGGTGAGCCAAAAGCGAGATTCCTTGGTGAGCGACTTGATGCCATACCGTTGAAATTTGATTCTGATCTTCTCGAAGAAGGTCAAATTTTTTGGATCTTTTGGTGGGACGAACGTGCCCTGTTTGACGTTAGTCTGCTTGTCTGGTTTTTGTTTTTCCTTTTCTGTTGGCCTTGCAGTCGGCGTCCGAAGCGCCATGTGACTTTGGATGAGGCGCTGGACTTCTGCTGGATCAATAGGCTTTTCCTGATCGGCCTTCTCAATGTACTTTGCTACAACAGCATTCACATCACGTTCATCCACGGCACCGGCTTTGCTCATCTCTGCCCGGACTAAATCTTGTAGCTCAGTCGGCGTAGCGAATTCTAATGGTCTACCAAACGAGAAGAAGTCATTGACCGCTTTTTTGATTTGCGGCAAGGTGGCTGTATACGGATCTAGCTTGCCCTTCTTAATGATCGCATCAACTTCTTTCGGCGTGAGCTTTTTCTTAAGCTGCTTCGCATTGCGCCCGATCATGAATTTCAGTTCTTCCATTGCGCTATGGTCAACTACTAATTTGGCCGCTTCGTTGATGACCTTATCGTTGATGATGTGCTTGCCCTTCAACTTAGACACAACGCTGGAAATGTCGGCAGGATCGAAGTCACGGTTTGGTGCGACTCCTTTGATTGCCTCTTCGATTATTTTGTGAATGTCAGGAATAGTCGCCGGGTCACGCCGCACACTATAAATGTACTTCGCCGCAATTTTACGGATTTCTTCTTCGTTGATGTTTCGTATCGGCATTATAGATTCTTCTCGGTTACGACCAACCAATCCCATCCAAACTTCTCACAAACCAACTTTGCGGCATCCCATTTTGCGTTGTTGATTTCCCAGGTATGAACCTCACGCAAGTAACGTCGTGTTCTCTTTTTACTCTTTGGTAGTTTAGGTGGAACTGCCGCTGTGCTCCATTTGACTTCGATTAGACTTGTATGTATGGTGCCATCTTTGTACTCGGATGTGGATTTGAAGTCCACAAAATACCGATGGATTTTGCCGTCCTTTGGGGAGCGATACGGGATCTTTACCTCTTCGGAAGACCACTTCAGTACGCTTGGTGCGTCGTCCAGGAACTTCATCATTCGCAGTTCGATCTTTGAGCGATATATGATGTTCTCAACATTGCCCTCGTACTTCTCGGGATGTTTGGGGTTGAAGTAGCCTCTCCTGGTTCCGTGCCAACGAGGGCGTTTCTTCGCCGGGGCTTCTTCGACTCTTGGTTTGTCAGTCATGTCAAGCCTTACAAGGAGTTCCTTCCAAAAATTCTGCCATGTTCATATTTAGTTCTAAATACAAAGGCAATGGCAACTTCTCCGTCACCACTCAATCAGGCACCAAATACGCCACTAGGCGATCTTGACGTAAACCAATACTCCTATGCCAATTTCATCTATCCTATGGACTTGGGTGTAGCGACATCTGGAAAAGATCATTACATGGTCTTTCATATCAACGAGTCATCTAACACACAGTTTTACACTGCAACAGTCAATGGTGCAGCGCCAACCGATGAAGCTACTATTAACGCAAATGCCGCCAGAGATACAAACTTAGGCGGCGGTGGTGGCGGAAGTAACGGAAACGGAACCAATGCAAACGGAACACTTGCAGATCCAAATGGAACTTCCACGTCGAGCGATAACGGCGGTGATGCTTCACAATCAGTCCCAACAAACCAGACCAGACCTATTCAGAGAGTTGCAACAACCATTGTCCTGTATATGCCGCCAGAAATCACTACCAACTATGCGGCTGACTGGACACCAACAGAACTCGGTATGGCGGCTGACCTTGCAAACAAACTGAAAGGGCAAGAGTCATGGGCCGACATTTTCAAATCGGCTGGTGCGTCAGGAGCAAAACACCTTGGTGATTGGGCGAATCAATGGACCGGCTTGAATTTGAAAGATGCCGCAAGCCTTGGTAAGCGAATGATTATCAACAACCACCAAGAAGTCATCTTCAATGGCATCACATTCCGGCAGTTCAATTTCAACTTCAGATTCACACCGGAGAGCGAAGCCGAAGCATTGAACGTTGATAACATTATTCGAGCATTCAAGTTTTATTCCGCTCCTGAACTCTTGAACGGTTGGGCTGGCCGTTTCTGGATCTATCCGGCTGAATTTGACATTCAGTATTATGCAAACGGAAAGGAGAATCTGTTCCTGAACAAAATCAGCACGTGCGCCTTGACTAACATGCAAGTCAATTACACAGCGTCGGGCCACTGGTCTGCATTCAGAGGTCATCAAGACATTCAAGGCTCACCAAGCGTATGCACGGACATCGCTTTGCAGTTCATTGAGCTAGAACTGATGACTAAAAAACGGATACTCGAAGGCTATTAGATTTATTTTCTTGTAGTTAGGCGACCTTGTATAAATGGATGTATGACATTTCATTTTTACAAAATTACCAATACAGTAAATGGTAAGTCGTACATTGGCTACACCGGAAAGCTCCATCCTCGTAATCGCTGGATAGAACATGTAAGTCAAGCAAAGGCTGGCGAAGGCTCTGTACTTCATGCTGCCATCCGTAAATATGGAAAAGAACCCTTTGTATTTGAAGTCATCTCAAAATTAGAAGGCACGAGTGATGATGCAATTGCTTATGAAGCCACGATGATTTTGGAAAACAAAACTCTTATCACTGAAGGTGGATACAATGTATTGGCTACCGGCAGTATTTGGTCAGAAAAACAAAAGCGTGCTCATGCCGAAGCAACCAAAGCTGGAATGACTCTTGAAGTCCGTCAGCATCTCAGTGAATCTCTCAAATCATACTATGCGACTGGTGGTGTACACGCAATGAAAGGCAAAACTCACTCCGAAGAATCAAAACAAAAGATGTCTACAACTCACCAGCAGATGACCGAAGAGACAAGAAAAAAAATTGGACAAGCATCGAAAGAAATGTGGGCCGATCCAGAAGCTCGTCAAAAAGTCATTCGTCATTTACAGCATCCATCCGACGAGACCCGGCAAAAGATGTCTGCTGCCAAAAAGGGAAAATCTCCCTGGAACAAAGGTCGCCGCTCTAAGGTGTAAATACAGTAATGACTGAAAATTACATTAACAACAACTTCAATCTGACGTTGGCCACAGCAGTCAATAATACCAACACAACACTGATAGTATCATCGGCTGTGACTGTTGATGGCGGCTTTAGAATTTTGATTGAGAGTGAACTTTTGTCAGTTACGTCCGGTGGACTGACTACATCCTGGACTGTTGTTAGAGGCATCGAAGGCACAACCGCAAATTCTCATAGCGCTGGCGGGCCGATCAATATCGTTATGACGGCTGGCGGCTTGGCAAACATCTTGGCACAACAATCCGGTAGAGTGTTGTTTACCCCACCACCTTCTTCGGGTTGGTCGTGGGTTAATCAAGGCAGTGCAACGATTAGCACAACGAACAGCAGCATGTACCTATCTTGTGCGCCCGATGCCGCTGATTCACAGAAGTTGTATGTGCGAACGGCTCCATCTGTACCATATTCTGTGGATTTTGGCTTCTTTCCGTTCATGTTTTTTGCCAACTATCCGAGTTGTGGTGTGGGGTTTCGTGAAAGCACTTCTGGTAAATTGTATCTGTTTGGGCCGCAAAGCAATGGACTAGGTACCGGACTTGTGTACCTTCAAAGATCCTATTACACCAACGAAACAACTTTTAGTAGTGACAGCGGCGGCACATACGGAAATCCGTGGGCATTAATACCTATGTTCTACCGCTTGTCTGTGGACAGTACCAATTACACGGTGTATCAATCAAACGACGGCATCAACTATTTGCAATTTTTTCAAGAGTCAAAAACCGCATTTATGTCGAGTGGCCCGGATCAAATATTCATCTATGTTAATCCAAGGAATACCACTTTTGGCTGTGGGTTGAAATTGGTTCACTATTACGAGCACTAGGCTTCGTTGATGTAGATGTTCAGATCTCGATAGTCATCACAGCCGATGCACGCCAAACCATGAAAGCGTTCATCTAATCCTTCTCGCATGGACTGATGCAATTCCGGTGCAATCTGCATCCATGAAATGCGAACCGCAACATCGCCGCTCCAGGCCGGGATTCTGGCCCATACACCATCTCTGTCGTTGACGTAGATGATATGAAACAACGTGCGCCAGCGGCGGGTTGTTGGTGTGTCGCCTTCGGCTGTTCCCGGTTCATATGCCATAGCTCAAGTATAGCAAGTTTATCGACGTATAGCGATTTTGCATAAACTTCCAAATCTTTGTAGAAACCTCTTGACATTCGATTTCGGAATCTGGTACATTAGAAACATGAAGACGCTTAAGTGCAAAGAATGCAAAGGAACTGGAACGGTTCACATCGACATTCCGAATGCAATTTGGCAGAATGGCGTTGCCAAAACTTTCGATCTGCCGTGCTGGACTTGCGGCGGGGCCAACTTCAAGGGCATGTCCCGTGAGCAGGTTGCATGGTATCTCAAAGCACGCAAGGCGCTGGAAACCATCAAAACGAAGTCCTTACGGGAAGGTGAGCTTGTCGCACCGGCTTCCTGGACGACCCTCAAGAATGCCATCAACATGGCTTGCACCCGGCTCAAGATTTCGGCAAAGAGCGTTGCTTATCCGAAGGCAACACAATACGGCGAGACCAATGCCTTCTTGCACATGCGGGAAGAATTTCGTGAATTTGAGCGACGGCTGGAAGAAATTCCTTGCGCCGTCGCCGTAAGGATGGTAGCATAAAACACATGAATTGGAAAACCACCACAACCGAAGAACGCCTCAAGTTTTGCGAGACCCACGGCAGATTTCTTTTTGGCATCCGCACTGCCCTGGAATGGGACGACTTGTCGCCAACCACTCAACTTTTCTTGCGGATGGAAGGCGTCACAAACAAAGCGGTTTACGAGGCTTGACGCCTGATCGAAACCGTGGTAGTATAGATATTTGAACACAAGCACGGTTCGCCAAGTCTGGTTCAAGGCATCAGCCTGCAAAGCTGACATATGTCGGGGGTTCAAATCCCTCACCGTGCTCCAAATTTCTAAGCGGGAATAGCCAAGTGTTAAGGTCAAGATCTGCAAAATCTTTATGCGGAGGTTAGATTCCTTCTTCCCGCTCCAGTCCTTCTACTAAGTCGTCCGCTTCCTTTGTTCTTTATCCCATAAGTGGGCGTCTGGCTATGACAATTTGGGCAGAGAAATCTTAAATTATCAAGCATGTTATTGGAACTATTGCCATCTTTGTGGTCGGCCTGTAGCACTAGAGCTTGCTTATTCCATTCAGGACCAATCCCACACATAGCACACTGATACACAACATTATGACGCAACATTGCCCGCCGCAATGTCAATGAACTAATTTCAGTCTTCCTTTGAAAAATGTCGTTTGTCTCTTGCCGATATTTTATGAAACAATCACGGCTACAAAATTTCTTGGCCCACCAATTCAGAGACGCAGCGCACCGAAGGCACACTTGCAATTCTCTTTTCCTTTTCACAAATTTTTTGTTGTTGTACTTGGCGGCGCACGATTGATTGCAAAATTTTTTGTACTTGATTTTGGAAAACGCATGGTTGGCGTGCTCATCCTTGACTGTGATGATTGTACCGCAAAACAAGCAAAATTTTGGGTTGCTCCGGTATCGTACAATTGCTTGTTCCTTTCTAATTTGAATCGTCTTCAATGCTCCTAATCGACCGGCTTCGCTGCGTGTCATACTCGAAATCAACCTCTGGGCCTATTTATACGACTACTTGATTTCGAGTCGGATATTTGCTATAAATAGAAACATGGGCAACCATGTCAAGGGCCTGTTGGCAGGCGGCAAATTCAATGGCAAGCACAGCACCGTCATCCCGGATGCGGTAGTCGCCATTGAAGCGGCCAAAGCCTGTCGGTACGTTTCCAAAATTGCTCTTGGCATTATTAATCCAGTTCGCCCCTCTCAACCCCATCTCAAATTCACTCCTGTAAGTGGCGGTCTCAAGATGCAAGTCCGTGGTGTCAATGCTGTCCAGATCATTTGGGTGTACACTACGGAGCCTGATAAAGTCATTGCCGAAGTTACAGAGAAATGGAACACAAGACGATGAAAAAGAAAAAAGCAGAAGGCAAGAAAATGTACTTAGTCATCCTTACCGATGGCGGCGGCGACACGTATTACAAAGTCGTTGACCAAGAAACCTTCGATTGGATTTGCTCCGACGATCCTGGCAGACCGGAGGACGGCAAAGGATGCGATGAGTATTCGTGGCCGGATCAACTCGTGCCGCCATCCCAGGCCGTTAAGATGAAAGCGGACCATGACGATTACCAAAAGAAATACGGCAATCCGATCAATGACCCCGATGAAGAAGAAGATGGCGAATGGCCGCTACGTCTTTCAAGTGGCTCGTGGGAAAATGACCGGGCCATCGCTGCACGACCGGCTGATGGATATGACGACTACGATAGCGTCATAGATGCCACCAGAGCCATCAAGAAGCACGGTGATGAGCTAGAGGACGAATACCACGGCTGCATGTACTGAGCCTACTGACAGTTCGCTAGGCCCTCAAAAATGGAAGGCGGTGTCGGCTGGCGCTTCACTGCCTTTTCCTGTTCCAATTGCTCTATGGAAAGTTTTGCCGTTTGGAAACCTTTGCCCATCGCAACCTTGATGCCTAAATGTTTTGCAGCGTTGTATCCACGCTCATATTCGGCATGAACAAGTTTTTGGTGTTCTTCCGTTAGTTTATCAAATCCCGGAAGGTGGCTGTAGTCTAGCGACTCTTCGTAACCGTAACCAAATATATCCATAGGAGGTATTTAGTATGTTACCAGAACAACCAAGGGCAGAGACCGGCGTCATGGAGTTTGAAAATGACTGGCCGGGTGTGTTTATTCGTGGCGACAATGCCGCTATGTGGGCGATGGCAATTCGTGAAGTGCTGTCGGAAATTACAGAGAGTAAGTACGCTTATTCGTATGTGATGGTTAAGGGTCTAGCCGATCTTTTAACGTCTTCGGACACACGGTCGAATCCAACTCCACAGAAAGCACACTTACTCCCCAACGAGCCACCGCAATAAAGCTCTTGCTGAAGACATACAGAGCAAATGCAAGCACGAACAACGGGTGCGGCATCACGCAGACGCCTACGATGATCGCACGTCTCATCTAAGAATGCCTCGTCCGACTGGTACGGTCCAGCGACGAAAATCTTCAAGCCGTGCTTTGATGGCCTTGGCCGCTGCGGTGAGAGTCTTGTATTGTGGAATGCCATATCGCTTGCAGACGATATCAACATTGCCTTTGCGCCAGAATGGGGCAGGGCAAACGACGTGCATTTTGGGAACGACAACTCCTTCGTGCGACGGCCCAAACAAACCAAACTCCAGAAGTGAAATTGGGGATTTGGTCGCCGGATCGAAGTACATGATAGACGTATCACATTCCTCTAGTCCAGTAAGTTCCCATTCAACTTGCTTGGTGAACTGTTTGTTTCTGGCAACTTGTTTCCAAGAACTATGCCACGAGTTACGACGTGGGTTTATGATAACTACGTCGGCATGATCCTTGAAGGCCGAGACTAACCGGCGTTGCCATGGCGCTGCTCTGTTCATTTCGATAGA